TCTTCATAAAGAGCATTGAGTTTTGCCATGTCATCGTAAAGATCACTTGTCATCTATTCATTTTAGTTTCAATGTTTTCTTTGATGCTACCCATGTCAGATGCAGAAGCATTCATACCTGACATACTACCATCATAGGTATCAGTATGCATTACTTCTTCATATCCTGACCTCTCTAGAATTTTTCCTTTAATCTCCAGTTGCTTTTTCTCCTTCTGTATCCTACGCAAAAATGCATAGTATATAATCTGAGTAAAATAAGCAAATGGATTCTTGGATTTTTCTGGGTCAAAGTTGTCAATATACTGAAGACAGTTTTCAATACCATCACAGATCATGTCCTCACGGAACATGTAGTTGACAAAGTTAGGTTTGTATGATAGGTGTGTTGCGATCTTTAAAAAGCAAGAACCAATATAATTGGTGACTCGTGGGCGTGGGTCGCCTGCCTCTTTAGCGGCATGAACCTTCTGCCGATAGTCAGTGATCGCAGCAAGGAACTCTTTATTGTTGACGTAGTATTCTGTCTTTTTTCTTTTCATTACTGCGGGTGCCATGGTTTATTACCATAATCATGTACTAATGATAGCACGAGAAAATGAATTTGTAAAGGGGGCTTGACAAACCCCGCGAATATCAGTACAATTAACCTTGTAGAGGTTCACGAGAAGGTATTAGCTTTTATTAAAGATATCCTCTAGTTTTATTTTATTGTCATTAATAGAACCTAGATATCCAGATGATCTAGGTAATTTTTTACCTCTTCCAGTAAGAGTCTTTCCATTAGATAATCTTAGTAAAGTCTTTTCATAGAAGTCTAGAATAGGAGCATCAATTTCAGTCATTGTAATTATGTGACTCCTATTTAAAATAAACATTTGATCAAAAGACGCACTGATCCATTCACTAAAAGAAAAACCAGATATTTCTAGCTGCCCTTTCCTTTGTTTTGCAGATTGAACTTGGAGAGGGTTTTCTAGTAACACTTTGTCTTCATCTTCTAGATAGACAACTTTAGAAACTATTTCTTCCCCAGAAATTAATTTGACCGTGGCATAAAATTCTTCATCCATATTAGTTTGCTCTAAGGTTTACTCTAATAACCTCATACTTAAAGTTTTCTTCATTGTAAATGTTGACTCTTTCATTCAAATGTCTTAGTGTATAATTCTGACCACCAATGTCGTCAGCTATATCATATAAGGTTGCTATGTCTTTACCTTCACCTTTTCTAAGTACACGCCCGATAGACTGGAGGTTGCGGATACGTGACTTACTAGGAGAAGCAAAGATAATGTTATGTAATCTTTTAATATTAATACCAGTAGAGAAAGTTCCATAAGAAGCAATGATTATTGCATTGTTCTCAGTCTCAGTAAGTTGGCGAACTTCTTCTCTATCTTCTACATCTGTTCCACCATGCACAAAAAATACTTTCCGTGCATTGTCTACATTATTATTTATCAAATCATACAAAGGCTCTCCATGCTTTTCTACATAGTTAAATAGCACTAGAGTGTTACCATCTAGATCTCTAACGAGATTTTTAATTAAATTATTTCTACCTTTATTCTCAACCAAATAATCTATCTCATCATGATATGATTCAAAATGTTCAGGAGCATGTTGACAAAGGAGAACTTTGATCCTAAACTTAGAAAGATAACCAGACTTAATCAGATCATCTGTTTTAGTCACCCTCTCATAATCTCCAAACAATCCTTCAAGTACCCACTTATGGGTCTTGGATCCGTCCAGTGTACCAGTGAATCCAAATCTATACTTAGCATTATGCAACTTAGTCATGATGCCAGTCAATGATTTACTCTTGAATAGATGTGCTTCATCACCAATGACACAATCTATATCATCAAAATATCTCTTAGGGAATTTGTAAATAGATTGCCAAGTAGATATTATAATATTTTTATCAGTAACCTTGTCTTTACCACCATATATCTTATGAATAAAAGAATCAGCGTCCCACCCGTACTCAGTGAAATCGCTAACCATCTGCTCAACAAGGGAAGTAGTTGGGACGACTATAAGTATCTTCTTTGCGGTGGCGGCATAGTATCTGACTATGGAGTAGATCATAAGAGACTTCCCAGATCCCGTAGGAGAAAGTAACAACTTACGATTATTCTTTAAAGCCTCGTACACTGCCTTGTATTGGTATGGACGGGGTTTTATTTTGGATATTTTATCCATGAACGTCTTAACACCACGTGGTGATACAAAGTCATTAGGATCATCTACGTCTCCATACCAATCATTCTTTTCATATGAAATATTATATTGCTTTTCATATGCCCACATCTCTAAGTGTTTTCTTAGACCATGATACAACTCACCTGTGCCTGGTGAGTACAGACGAATAGTTCCATCCCAATATTTGTATCTGGGATTCTTTTTTAAAAACTTAGCTTCAGGAACTTCAAAAGTAAAGTAATCTGATAGTTCCCTATGTACATGCTCTTCTTCAGAATGAATAGTAATGTATACTTCATTCTTCTTTTTTACTGTAAGGTTAGACATTATTGCCCGTTAACAAATTTTTCCCATTCAATAGCACTCTTGACTTGGAATCCTCTGTTTGAAATTTGACGCATGACTTGATCCAACCAGTACAACATCTGATCTAGATATTTGATCTTCGCCTCAAGTTGGATGACTTCATCATCACTCTCAAGGTAAGTTTTCATTTCAGCGGAAGATAATTTTGATCCAAATGGTTTAGCGGCGTATGTCTTAGCGTCTGCCTCGCCAGAGTAATACTCACGCTTTGTTCTAACCAATTTACGGATCTCAAATTCAAGTGAAGATTTAATCTGTGAGATATCAGTGTAATGGTTTAAGTATTTATTGTGTTGAAAAGGGATGTCTAAAGCTAGTTGTCCCAGATCTGCACTGTATTGTTTGTTTTTAAACTGAAAGTCTATGTGACTATCTTCTGTCCACTCTGCTCTCAGTTTTTCAAATTTATTACGAAGAGATTCAAAATTCATAAGCGTTTCATATTTTTATCACAAAGAAAGAACTGCTGGTGCTTAAATGTCACCTCTGCAGTAATGTATTCAACATCAGTTATTGTAGCATCAAACTGTAGGTTACTTAAAGATACAGGAAATATATCTTTGTACTCTACAATGAATGCTGGATTATATGCGGACGTAACAATATGTAATTGTCCATTGGTATAGATATCTTCTTCTGTAGTAACACGTTTCATTTCATCTGCATTACCATTATCTCTCATCCATTTATGAATAGAGTTATAATTTACCAGATCTTCATCAACAATAAAACGTACAGTAAAATCCCCGAACGCAATTCCACCACCAGGAACTATAGGCAAATTTCTCCAACGACTTGCTACTTCAGTAGTAGGCATTGAAACATCAGGAATATTTGCTGTTTGACAAAAGAAATCTACTCCCGCAAACTTTTCTAGTTTCAGGAGATAACCAATAGGGTTTAGAAAATTCCTATTGGAAGGTTGTTCCTTATACCACTCTGCAGACATATCAACTTTCTAAGCTATACTACTATTTAGATACGTGGTATATAACTCTTATACTTCTCAACCTGTGGTATTACATCATGCTCTACCCTCTCTACAATCTGATCTATAATATCAACATCAATATTCATAAATGGTGGGATGATTCCTAAAATTCTTAACAGACCGTCAACAAATAAAGCAAGTGCAGTGAAACCTAAGATCATACTAATGATAGTTGCTTCTCTATTATGCTTACGCATAGACTCTTCATCAATAGCCCGTGCTTGAGCAACTGCTATCTCAACTGCATGAGCAATCATCCTATCTACTTCTTCTTTAGTATAGGTATACTTCTTGATGGTTTCTTCAGTCATAATCTTCTTCTAACCAAATTGATCTAGCCATCTTAGTCATACGTTCAAGTTTTTTAATTATTGAACGTTGTTTAAGTGTACTAGTCAGCCATATTATAAACCATATCCCTACAGAAATCAAGGATACTGCTGCAATTATAATAAGGGATAATATAGATCCATCAATATTAGACATAATATTTTATTGATAGTATTCATCTAATACATCAAGAGTTTTATTAAGATACTCATTAGCACCAGTACATTCCCATTGACCCTTTTCGCCAATTTCACACTTGTAGTGTAATTCTCTTTTAAGTTGCATGAGTCTAGAAGTCATGTCAACTTTAGTTAGTCTACCGTTCATATGAAAAAGGTATCAGTGTCATTATTTATGATTAACTCTGAGGGTAGGAGTTGAACCTACAAGTTCGGTCAGGAACAATAGATAAACGGTCTATCGCGTTTGCCAGTTTCGCCACCTCAGATTGAAGGCACTATGATAGTGCTTTCATTAGGCGTTGGATACCTATCCCACCACCTGATCTAGGAAAGAAGTCAAAGGATAAAAATTCTGCTAGTTCTTTCTCTACTCTTTCCACACCAAACAAATCAATAATGAGCTGAGCATACTGTCCATCAGAGATGGTATAGAATGTATCTCTCATCTGTTCCTTGTCAGTGCTACGTTCAGCACTACCTATGGTTTCCATGCCACCAAGGATCACATCAATCTTTTTAGAAGTTCCGTCTTCATTCCTAGCCATGTTCCAGAATGGTGATGTCCACTCAGGGAACTCAGTAATCATACCACGACCTATCGTAGTTTCATGCACATGATCAAGTTCTTCTACCTGATATGTTTGCGCCCAATTATCATAGGTTTTTATTCTTTCCTTTTCTAAAGGAATACCAAGATGCTCGCATAGTTCAACTTCCATTTTTTCAAGTTCTTCTACACCACCTTTCATCTCAAACTCAAACATTGGGAATATAGTTTCATGTCTTCCTTCTACAGGGTTTGGTTCTGCCCTATATGAAGTGGAGACACAAAAAAATCCTTCTACGGAAGGATTGGAAAGGAGTTCATATTCTAACCACATCTGACCTGTTTGTGGTAGTGGCCATACCTGACCATTATATTCATATGTTGCTACTGTTTCTGGATCTTCACAGGCAGCAAGGATACTTAAACGATTTTGTGTATGGACTTCTAAAAAATTTTTAGACAAAAAAAATGACCTCAATAGGTCAACGGTCTCACTATATTTTTTTGGGTCAATCAGCGCAGTCATTTTATTTCTTGACAAAACTAATTTATTTATACAATTAAAAAAGCACTCTTGAGGTATTTCCTCTTAAG